AATATAGTCCTTCTTCTTTCTTACATAGAAAAATATAAACTTCCTCTCATCCCATGCCGATCAAAAAGTGGAGGTTTACATATTTATTTATTTTTGACCGAAGCTATTAGCGCTCAGACCATGCGTGATGCCCTAGCCTCTATCCTTTTACCTCTCGAATTAAAAAGAACTACAGAAATTTATCCTAAACAAATTGAATTAGAACCTGATGAACATGGAAATATGTCAGGAAATTTTATTAATCTTCCCTATTTTAATCATACCAACACCAAACGTTATGCTTTAGATAAAAATAATACCGCTTTATCCTTAGAACAATTTATTAAAATAGCTATCGCTTCCCGTGTCTCTCCCGACGAACTAGATCAACTCATCACACGGGTTGACACAGAAATTTTAATGGGAGGAGATCCGGAATTTGAAGATGGTCCCCCTTGTTTACAAAGACTTTCTAAAACTAAAATTGGAGATGGCAGAGATCGGTTTATGTTTAACTATATGGTTTTTGCTAAGAAAAAATATAAAGAAAATTGGCCAGACAAAGTGAATGAAGCTAATAAATATTTTTTAGTTCCTTGGCCTCTTAAAAAAATTAATGATAAAATAAAATACTGGACTAAAGAAACTGCCAATCATACTTGTAATGATGAAGTGATTTCAAAAGTATGTATGAAACATGTTTGTGTTAAAAGAGCTTTTGGAATTAAATCAGACACTACTTCCGCTTTTCCTCTTTTCTCTGGACTTCAGGTTATTATGAGTACTACACCTAAACTTCGTTTTACGGTAGAAAAACCGGATGGTAAACCGATTGAATGTGAAGCTTCTAATCCTGACATTTTCACCACTCAAAAGAAACTTTTAGATCTAGTTTGGTTACAAGCAGGCTTTTATCCCGATCCTCTTTCTCCAAAACAATATCGAGCATTTTTAAATTTAGTTATGAAATCTGTAACTCGTGTCTATCCGGCTGCGGGAACGGATATTAAAGATCAACTCTATCAACATCTTTACGAATATTGTGTTAATTCAAGTCAAGCTAAACAACGTAGCGATATCAGAGGAGGACTCTCTTGGAGCGAAGGAGGTTTTCATTATTTTCTTTTTCCCTCTTTTTTTGAAACACTCCCCCTTAAATGGAAATTAGATTCTCGAGACACCGGAATTATTATGAAGCAAGAACTAGAAGCAGAGTTTGATCATTCTTTTAACATTGGCAATAAAACTCACAAAGTAGTGAAACTCAAACAAATGAAAGTAGATCAACTTGAATATAAAAAATCTAAACGCCAGGAGCCTAATTATTAATGAACTATAAAGTCATAGGACCTCCAGGTACAGGTAAAACACAAACTCTATTAAATAAAGTAATGAAATATAAAGAAGCAGGAACCCCGCTCGATCGTATTGGTTATTTTGCTTTTACTAAAAAAGCGGCCTACGAAGCGAGAGACAGGCTTCTAGAAACTTATCTATTCTTGAAGAAAAAAGATGTTAAACACTTTAGAACATTACATTCTTTTGCTTTCAGGTATCTAGGACTTCAAGAAGAAAATGTAATGCAGGAAGAACATTATAAAACTATAGGAGAAGAATGTGGATTAAGAATTAAATATGCGACTTACGAAAAAAATGACTTTAATGGAATTTTTACTTCAAATAGTGAGTACTTAAGTCTCATTAATCTCGCCGCAGTTAAAAGAATTAATGTGCTGGATCAGCTAGATAAGAATGAACATCTTGGAAAAATTGAAAGAGATAAACTTCAAATTGTTGAGAAACATATTGATGATTACAAACAAACCTATGGTTTAATTGACTACAATGATATGATTAAAAAATTTACTACTCAACAACAATGTCCTTCTTTTGAAGTTATTTTTATAGATGAAGCGCAAGATCTTTCGCTTCTTCAATGGGACATGATAAAACTTCTACAACAAAATAGTAAAGATGTTTATATCGCAGGCGATGATGATCAGGCAATTTTTGGCTGGGCCGGAGCTGATGTTGATTCTTTTATTAAATTTGATGCTATTGAAATACCCCTTAAACAATCTAAACGCGTTCCTAGAATGATACATACACGAGCTCTTCTACGATTAGATAATATTAAATCAGGCAGATTAGAAAAACCATGGAATACTCCGACGTCTGAAGATGGAACTATAAAAATATTCTTTTCTATTGATCCTATTAATATGCAGAAAGGCGATTGGTATATTCTTGCTCGAACTAATGATCTTCTCAAACCTATTATTAGAGATCTTAAAAAACGCGGACTTTATTTTGAAACTAAACAAGGTCGTAGTATTAGTGAATCTTTGTATCGAGATATTATTAACTGGGAACAATGGAAAAAAGAAAAAGAACTCAACACCATAGAAGTTCAAAGACTCTTAGAACGTTTTAATAAAAAATTTAAAGAAACCGAGGACAAATTATTTAAACTTTCCGATCTCCAAACAAAATATAAATTAAATCCCTCTTTACAATGGTATGATGCTTTTACCGCTGTCACACCTCAGATGAAAACCTATATTCGAGCGATGAGAAGTAATGGAGAAGACCTTCGTCTTAAACCAAGAATTAAAATTCTCACTCTCCATGGTTCGAAAGGAGGAGAAGCTACAAATGTTATCATCCTTCAAAATCAAACCCGCAACACTATAAAAGGAGCACGTAAATCTATGATGAAACAAGATGAAGAACAACGAGTTTGGTACGTCGGTCTCACTCGATGTAGCAAAAATTTATTTTTAATTCGATGCAAAGATAGAAGTAAGGAGTTTAAAATATGAACGTCTATAAAAAGCAGATAGGAGGATCTCATTACAAAGATATGCCGATTCAGCCAGCTGAATTTATTAACAAAAATAATTTGCCTTTTGCTGAAGGAAACGCTATAAAATATATCTGTAGACACCAACATAAAGGAGAAGTTCAAGATTTAGAAAAAGCAAAACATTATATTGATATGATCATTGAACGAGATTATGGGGAACAACCTTTACCCCTACCTTATGGTTTTAAGTTAGAGGAAAAAAAATAATGCAAATTCCTTTATTCAAACCTCAAACCGAATGGGTCAAGCCAGAAAAATTTCCTGATCTTACTAACCGCCAAGAAGTTGCTATCGATTTAGAAACTTCAGATCCTGATTTAAAAACAAGAGGATCAGGATCCGTTATTGGAAATGGAAAAGTCGTAGGTATCTCTGTTGCAAGCGAAGACTATAAAGGCTACTTTCCTTTTGATCATGAAGGAGGAGGAAATTTAGAAAAAACTAAGGTAATTCAATGGTTTACGAAGCTTTGTAAATCTTCTTCTCTTAAAATTTTTCATAATGCCATGTATGATATTTGTTGGATTCGTGCCATGGGAATAGAAATTAAAGGAGACATCGTAGACACCATGACCGCTGCATCTTTAATTAATGAAAATCGAATGCGCTATGATTTAAATAGTTTAGGTCGTGAGTATATCGGCTATGGAAAAGATGAAGGCGCTTTAATTGCCGGAGCAAAAGAATGGGGAATTGATCCTAAAGCCGAGATGTGGAGACTACCAGCCATGTATGTAGGCACTTATGCAGAAAGAGATGCGGAAGTCACGTATCAGTTATGGAAAAAATTGAAACAAGAATTAAGCAACCAGGATCTAGAATCCATTTTTGAACTTGAATCAGATTTATTTCCTTGCTTAGTAGATATGAAATTTAAAGGTGTGCGAGTAAACGTTGAAAAAGCTCACGCGTTGAAAAAAAAATTACTTGCAGAAGAAAAAGTATTGTTGCAAGAAATAAAAAAAGAAACACAAGTAGATGCTCAAATATGGGCTGCAAGATCAATTGCCAAAGTTTTTGACACATTAAAATTATCTTATGAAAGAACAGCGAAAACACAGGCCCCTTCATTTACAAAAAACTTTCTTTCCTTCCATAGTCATCCTTTAGTCAAGAAAATAGCAAAAGCTAGAGAAATAAACAAGGCTCATACAACTTTTATAGACACTATTATTAAACATGAACATAAAGGCAGAATCCACGCAGACATTAATCAAATAAGATCTGATCAAGGTGGCACTGTCACTGGAAGATTTTCATATTCAAATCCAAATTTACAACAGATTCCCGCACGTAACAAAGATCTCGGACCAATGATTCGATCCCTATTCATTCCCGAAGAAGGTTGTGTGTGGGGATGCTTTGATTATAACCAACAAGAACCAAGGTTGGTTGTACACTATGCATCTCTTCAGCAGTTGCCTTCCGCCTTCACTGTCGTGGACGCTTATAAAGAAGGCAACGCTGACTTTCATAAAATTGTAGCAGACATGGCACAAATACCTCGAACACAAGCTAAGGTAATTAATCTAGGATTATTTTATGGAATGGGAAAAGCAAAACTTCAAGCAGAACTAGGAGTTAGTCAGGAAAAAGCAGAAAATCTTTTTGCAACGTATCACTCTAAAGTTCCTTTTGTTAAACAATTAATGAATGCTGTATCGCAACGAGCACAGCAACGAGGACAAATTCGTACTTTACTGGGTCGTCTTTGTCGTTTCCATTTATGGGAACCTAACTATTTTGGAATTCATAAAGCTCTTCCTCATGAACAAGCCATACTAGAACATGGCCCAGGCATTAAAAGAGCTTTTACCTACAAATCTTTAAATAAATTAATTCAAGGATCAGCGGCGGACATGACAAAAAAATGTATGTTAGAACTGTATAAAGAAGGCATTGTTCCTCATATTCAGATTCATGATGAACTAGACATTTCTGTAAAAGATGATAAAGAAGCTAAACGTATTGTTGAAATAATGGAATCAGCAGTTGAACTTGAGATACCTAATAAGGTAGACTATGAATCAGGGACCAACTGGGGGGAAATACATTAGGAGGAAACATGGAAAAAGTTAAACAACTTTGGACACTGGCAAAAGCCAATCCAAAAATATCTGCCGCTATTGTGGTAGTAATTGTTGCCATTTATTTTTTAGTAAACTAGGAGTTTTATGCTAGATGGCTTATTTAAACGCGAACACACCTGTGATCTATGCACAGATCAGGAGAGAATATCTCTATGATCTTAAAGAACACCATGGAGAAGTGGAAGACTGCATTGTCTTTGGCTTCGCATCGATTACAGGGCGTCCAATACTCTTTCACGCAATTATGGAAAATGGAGCTGTATTCTACCGTTTGCCGATCTCTGCATTTATACAAAGAGGCTTTGAGGTCAAAGAGGTTCCTAGGATGCGACTTGACGAGCTGGAGCTTTGGAATTGCTTTAGTTACTATCCTAGCGTTACTGCTTTTGACATCTTGGACGGTCAGTCCGGTAAATTCATAGGCAAAGATAAAAAATGGCGCTCAGGTGCGTACCTTTTTACGGTTGACTGGGCTCATCCAGAGAGTAATATAGTTGACACAGATCATTCGGAGATCCCGCACGAACATAAGTGCGCGCACATAATGGCCTTGGATGAGGGGAATTATGCAGCACAACCTAACAATAGGCTAATCTGGAGCATTCCCTCTTTCACGGTGAAGGATGAAATCCCTTTTGATTGGAAGGTCCAAACTTCTGAATGGAATGTAGAAGATAGTCGTAAATGGAAAACAGAAGATACTGATAAGTACTTCTACGGAATTGAGGAAACTAAAAATGACAAAGTGTAAAGACTGTTTTTGTGATTGTCACTGTAATGTAGGTGAACATTCAGATTCTACTGGTGTATGTGCTTGCACCAAATGTAATTGTAATCCGCAGGGAGCTACTGTAAACAATGAGGAATGTCTTTCATGTCAATAGAAGAAAAACGAACTTGCAATATGCATACCAAAGAAAAAGAAAACTCAGGTACATGTTGTCAAATAAAAAACGAAGAAGAAAAAACAGAGGAGACCAATGAATAAATTATTTCTAGTGCTCGCACTATTATTCGCATTGAGCGCCTGCTCGGTAGGCAAAAAATGCACCTATACTCAAGATGGAACTAAAATTTCATCATGGATATGGTTTTATGGTAGTGATAAACCGATTGATTTAGATAAAAATAATTGCAACTAAAGCACATTAAAGTTCTCACTATTATTTTTATAATTTGTTATTTACTAGCAAGTTGTTTTGCTAGGACTATTATCTATGCGCAAGAAAAGAAATTACATCGCACAGCTCCTACAGTTCAAGATCTTTCGTCAACGCATTCGAGCCAATAAGAAAAAATTTAATAGAAAGAAATTGAAAGCCTTGCAACACCTTAAAGATATGATAGAGTAAGGACATGGTTAAACCAAGATACATCAATAATGAAATCATTGTCCCTAAACCAGGACCTAGACATCTTAAAGATGAATCCTATTTTATAGGACGTGCACCCTACGAAGAAGAAACCACTGAAATTGAAATTGAAGTCGATGATGGAATCAAACAACCTCATTTAGATAACAGTGAAATAGAACCTTCGGAATGGTCAAATTTATTTAAAAATGAATAAAAGATTTGGAAAAGATGCCTTTGGAGGCAGAATGCGCATTCAAACAGAAATTGTTAATGGAACTTGTCCTACTTGTAACCATCATGGTGTTTTAGTCTCTCTTTTTAAAACTCATTATCGTTGTGTTAGTTGCGGTTCAGATCTCCAACAACTGGTTAATGGAGTCATTAGTTATATTCCGATGGGAAATCCTAATACCAAGATGGTATTAGACGAAAACGATGGCCCGCAAAAAGCTTAGAAATCTTTTTGGTTACAAACACATAAAAAAACGAGCACGGAAAAGACCGGGACGTCATTCAAAAAAACCTAATAAACGTTCACGAAAAAAGAAATCTAGAGGCCAGGGCTAGCCGCCCCAATCGAAGGTGTCGTCGTGAACTACGCAATTTGAATAAGACCAAGGTTCCATATAATTTACATATGTTACAACCAGTAACGATGCAAGAAAAATGTTGTTACGTCTTGTTAATTCGTAATTTTTTGTAAAGAAATAATTTACAAATTGTAAAAGGAGTAAATCCCTCCTTCTGAAAGAATTTCAGTAGAGGGATATAGAGAGGTATGAATTACTATTTAGCTATCATATTTCGGCCACAATTGTCAATAGGTCTCAACAGCCTTACAGGTATACTTGGTTCCAATCTTGTAATCATTCACCTGTTTAAAACCCATTTTAGACATTAGTTTTATAGACTCCACCTGAGCATTACGGGAGCACTCATACCAACTATTGTATAAGGTAGGATATTCCATCGGGGCCAGGCAGGCGTTTCCCTGAATAAAGGAGCACACCCATATTATTAAAATATATTTCATCTTGACAGCTTCTTGGTATTTCTATATATTATCCCACATTATACACAGGAGATTTATGACAGATATAACTAAATACAAAAACGTAACATTGACTAAAGAAACATATAGTCACATTCAAACACTGAGTAAAGAAGTATTTGATATTCCTATCAG